AAATTGTTAGAGTTAGCAGTTCCACCTGTAATTGTTTGCCCACCACTTCTACCTGCAAGAAGGGCATATTGTGTATGTGGGTCGCCTGTCGTTAAACCTGCTAAATTGTTATGGGTTATTGATTCTTGTAAATCGTCAAAAGTTATTCTTTTTGATTGTGGGGTAGTGCTTGTGTCTGTTACCAAATATAATTCATCATTTGGTGTTGCTCCTGTTGATTGTGGTAATTCCGTTAGTTTTTGGTCTGCCATTATTCTTTTACAATTAAACTCCAACAATTATTGGTATTTTTTTCGTCTACCCAAGTTGATAGTTTATATTGTTCCTCTCCTATATTAAACCAAGCAATTATACAAGTGTAAATATCTTGTTTATTTTTGTCGTCCCAATCCAAACCTATTTTTCTTTCAAGTGAAAATTTAAAAGGTTTAATAGCTAGATCAAAAGCTTTGAATTTAGGGTTTTGACTCAAACTAGGTAAATTCCACCTTTGACCTGTATCTGTGTATAAAGATAAAGAAGTAATATAAAAATTATTTTGAAGTATATAATTTTGTAGTTTATTCCAAGGAGATAATTCGTTTTCTATTTCTAAAAAAAAACCTTTATTTTCATAAAAAGTTTCTCCGTTATTTAATGATACTTGCCACTTTACATTGTAATTCATAGTTTTCGCCTATTTATAAAATAGTCTTTTGTTTATTAAGAATAAGTCAATTCTATTCTAACACTAAAATCTGTTTTCTCTCCTACTGATTCAGGACTTGCAGACACTAACAAAAAATAATCGTGAGAAGTAGCAGGGGTACTGTGGTTTGCTATAGTTACCGCACTTGTACTTCCCTCTGCATTAGTCCAAGAAGCGTCCCCTTGTTCTGCTGCTTGAAAAGTTACTCCTACAGGAGCAACAGTTGTCGTAGTTCCGTCATAAGAATAAAATATTGCGTCATAAGTTATAACCGAAGTTCCGTGTGAAAAATTAATTTTTACAGGGCAATTTGAAGTTGATACTCCACTTAATGCTTCGGAAGAACCACCGTCAATAGAAACAGTTGAAGAAGTTAAATATTTAGAATTTTTAGGTGAATTTCCGGTTGATAAATCTACTCCTGTAGAAGATTCAACGTGTGTCGTGTCTTGATATTCAGTAATAGTTATTGGCGAATCAAAGGTTGCTTTAGCAAATTGCAAAATATCTGTAGCACCTATTGTTGTTGGAGATGTCCCTTGTAAATACCAAGTAAAAGAAGCCATTTAAAATCTTTCTAAAAAAATACTTTAAGTTTGACCCCCTGCTGTTAAGCAGGGGATCCTAACTTAATTAGAATTAAGCTTTACAAAATAATTCTACTAATGCTTTTCTTCTTTCATCTACAACTTTAGCACCGTAAACATATAATGACTTATATGCTTTACCAAAGTTACCAATGATGTCTTGCTCGACTTGGTTTCTTGTTAATCCCATAGCCATACAAATTGCTGATTTATGTCCGCCTAACACTCTGTAACCGTTAGTATTATTTCCACTTATTCTATCGTCAGATACTTCATAAACCGAAAAACCTGCGAATCTTCCGCCTAGTTGTCCGTTTAATACTGTTTCTCTTCCTGATTCAGTTCCTGTTGAGATAAATTCAGGTGCGTTTCTAATTAAAGAAGCAATTCTTGCGGGTACTACTAACCATCTATTATCGTAAGGAATTTCAGCATTTGTTAATCTAACTGCTAAATTTGTTACCTCTTGAAAAATAGTTGATTTAGTTAATGTTACTGCAGTTGCTGCTTCGACTGTGTAAGTAGCAGTTGCAGCGATTGCACCACCTGTGTAAGCAGATGTTTCATCATCTAAATCGTCTTCAATAATAATAGAAGTTGCAGAAGTGTAAGTTTTAATTCTATACCATGCACTATGTCCTGTTGCTTTAAAACCTCTACCTACCATTGCGGAAGTAAAAGTTGTTCCTGTTCCTGTTACAACCCCTGTTGTAGCGGCTACTTCAACAGTTCCGGTTGTGTAGTCAGTACCAATTCTATTTCCTGCTGCTACGTCTGTGTAGAAGCCTAAAATAAATTGATCAATAGTTTTTTTGATCTCGTTACCTACCTGCTCAACGATTGTGTTTTCAGGATTTTTAACATAAGATCTAAAAGTATCCCAATCTTTCACTTGAAAATAAAAATACTTAGCTTGGTCAGTTGTTAACTGTGCAGATGATTCTGTGAATGCTTGTGCAGTCATATTAGCACCTGTATAGTTTTGAGCTGTAAGCTTTCCAAAAGTTAAAACATTAACTTTTGAAGATTTGTCCCTAACTTCTCCTTCGTAATCACTATTTGTAATAGCGTCAGCGACAGAAGTCATATAGAATATTCTTAGAGCTTGAGCTGCAAAAGCTTCTATAAGTTTTGTTGGATAAGTTGCCATATCATAACCTTTCAATTAAATTTATACTTTTTAAATTCAATTAAACTGTCCTATAGGCAAAGGGTTAGTTTGAATATTATTATAATAATATAGGATAACTTTACTTAATGTCAATAACTATATTTCAAGATTAATCTGCCCCGATTTAATCATTCTTCTGTATTCTTTCGGGTTTGTTTCTCTTAACATAGCGACTTGGTCTTCAGATATGTTTGTTTTTGTTGGTACTGCAGAAGAATTTCCACCTGTTAGTAATACAGATTTTTTTGGAGTTTGTTTTAAATTTCTTTCAGCACTAAATAAGAATGAGGCTACAAGATCATTTAAATCAATTCCTCTGCGTGATTCTTTCATAGCAAATTTTTTAAAGTCAAGACCTAAAGAATTAAGTGTAGGGTACTCCCCTGAGTCAATAGATTTTTCAATAAAATTATCAACGGTATTCGCCCATTCGTCTATTCGTTTACTTTCAGTTGTTAAATTTTGAATTTTTTCAAATCTTTTAGCATTTATATAAGTATCTTTTAAGATATTTTGTGTAAATGTATCTAAATCTTCATAATCAGCACCTTTTTCTTTAGCATAATTTTTTAATTCGTCTAAAGAAGGATCTATTATTAAAGAAGCTTCTTCTATTGTTTTATTAATTTTTTGATTTTTAAAAAATAATGCGGAAGCTTCTCTTGTACTTTCAGTAAATTTTTCTTTATAATCAATATTGTTTTGATCAAAAGAAGTTGTATTGTTATCATTAACTTCCTCAGTCTTTTCTTCATTTTGTATTTCTTCATTCTGTACTTCTTTATCTAGAATTGAAAAGTCTATCTCCTTTCTATTTCTATTATCCATTAAATTTTCACCGTTTAAATCGTCCATAATTTTCCTTTCAACAGTTCCGGTGTGCCGGAGTTAGTTATTTTTTACTTTTTTAGTTTTAGTTTTTCCCTCAACTTTATTTAATTCTTTATCTTTATTTCCTATAAGATCTTTATAAAATTGTTTTTGTATAGGGTTTAAATAATCTTGTCTTGCTTTGATAAAAGATATTTCGTCCTCGGTTAATTGATTTAATTCTTTATTTAAAATAAAACTAAATCTTTCTAATGATGAAGAATCCATAGTCATATTATAAATATAAAATACCACATTTGTCAAATCTATAGGATAAGGGGGAGCTACCTCCCCCTTTTGTTGCGGTTTCTAAGCCTTCTATCAGTAAAAGTTGTAGGTCTGCAAACTTTACCGTAATGAGTTAAATCATGACAAGCAATACAAAGAGTAATTAAATTATCAATTTCATCTCCCCCTCCCTGTGCTTTAGGGGTTTTATGATGAATTTCTAAAATATAATCACTATTTTTACCACCAATTCCACAAGTAGTGCATTTAAAATCATCTCGTAAAAGAATTAAAATTCTTAATTCTTTACCAAGCATCTGCGTCCCCGTATTCTTCAAGATCTGTCTGAAAGTAGAGGTAAGTCCTATACAATGAATTAACAAATCTAAAGTTGTGAGCATAAACTTGCCAAACATAAAAACCTGTTTGTCGGTTATTAGCCACTAACATACGAGCGTATTCTTCAAGAAAGAAGATTACATTATCATCTAAATTGTTCTTATGAATAAAAGTGGTTTGATCGCCCTTCTTCAAAACTACCGTCAAGTCAAATTGAAACTTCGGTAACTTCGTCATACACCCCTCCCTTTGTATGTGCGATTACTCTTTAATTATACCTTATTTTTTCAACATTTCCACCTGCGTCTTGCGGCTAAACCTCTCTCACCTTTCCAAGATCTAGACCTGCTACAAAATGCTTTTCTTCTCTTTGCTCTCGCAGGTGTAGGATTTGATTCAGTTACAGGTGGTTTTAAGTTTGAACCTGTTTCTCTGTTGTATTTAGCACGACCTTTTGCTGTAAGCCCTGCTCCTTTAGATACAGGTAATTTCTCACCTCTACCAACGGATAGTTTAACTTGTGGTTTATTTCTTCTTTTTTCCATAGGTTTTTAACTTTGCGAATGCTTTAGAATCTATTGTTGATTTAGATTTTGGATTTGATGTCCCCATTCTTTTTGCAAGAGCTATGTTTTTAATTAAGCTATTTTTCATAGATTTAAGTTGTTTTAGGCTTTTTTTCATTTATTTTACCTTTTTTCTTAAGAATTGGGTACTTAAACATACCGCCCTGTTTTTTTACTTCGTTATCGATTCGTTCCATAATGGCTTTTTTCTGTCTTTCGGGCTTTTTCTTTGTGTTAAATACTAAATTATTTTTCATTTTTATTTCTTTCATTAATTTATTTCTTTTTAATTGCGTCCCTTAAACTAAAACCAAGTAATGCTAAAAATAGTGTATCCATTATGTTCAATGTTTCATCACTGATATACCCTGTTTTATAACCAATAACTGTAAGAACTATAACCATAACAGTTATATAAGTTTTCTGCCCGTCTAATTTACTAAAAATTTCAGTAAATTTTTGAATTAAATTACTTAAGTTATTTACAGGCGGTAATGTTGGGTTTACATCAAACATTGCAGGTCTTAACCAACCAATTACTTTAGGGTTTAAATAATCGTGAGTTACTTTTGCAACAGGACTTCCAAGAGGGAAGTGTTGATCTAAAGATACAAGTTTTTTTGCGTCCCCTTCTAAAAATATAGAAACGTGTCCGTGTGGGAACGAATTTGATTTATCAAAAATTATAATATCTCCTATTTCAGGAACTGCAGTCGGTGTGTTTTCTATTCTTTTAAATAAAGAATTATTAGCACCGTAATTCCAAATTTGGTAGGCACTAGCTACAGAAAATTGTTGTATAGGATTATTAATTCCTAATACTTCTTTAAGATAGTAATTAAATAGATCAACACACTGTGTCCCGTAATACCCGTCAAAATCTAATCTTTGCCCTAAATATTTACTAACAAAATTGTTTACTATTTCTTGTTTGTTCATTTTTCCTCCTATTTTAATAAGTGATTAATAATTACTTGTATTGCCATAGCGACTCCGATACCTATGTAAATAAATTTATATAAAGAATCAATTTTTTTCTCAATAACGGGTAGTTTATTTTTAACTACATTATCAAGGGTTTCCTTGATATTCTCTACTTTTTCTTCAAGTCTTGCCATTCTAGTTTCTACATTCATTTTTACTTCTATTAAATTATATTTACCTCTTATTCTACTAAATTTCTTCTTTTAATTCGTTTTAATTTTTCATCGTGGTCTTTGTTACTTGACTTCATAGAATCTTCTAACATTCTAAGGTGTTGTCTGTGTTTCATTCTTTCTACAGTTGCTATTCCTAAATCTCTTTCAGATTTAGATTTGTCATTTTTGTACATTTTTCTGACAATATCATTTTCTTCTCTAAATTCAGGGTTATTACGCATTTGTTCTTCTAATAAAGATTTTCCAAGTTTTGAGATCCGTTCTTCTTTTAATCTTTGCTTTTCAGCAGATTTAGAAGGTTTCATAGTTTTTTTTACTTTTTCGTTGAGTTTATTCATTTTGACAACACATTTCCTTTCTTTAATGGTTTCATTGCCATTTTAGCTTTTAAAGAGGCTTTTTTATCCATTATTTTTTTTACATTATTACTAATTACTGCAATTTTTTTATCATTTCCGTATTTTGCCATTGTTTGTTTTTTCATTTTTTCTTGCATAGCTTTATCGTTTGTTGGAGTTCCTTTCATACATTTTTCCTTTCTGTATTTTTTCTTAAATTATGTAAAGCTGTTTGGAATTGTTTTTCTGCTATTTCAGGTGTTTCAAATATAACTTCTAAACCTATCAGGTTTTCTATTCTTGCTTGTAATTTAATTATTTTTTCAGTTTCAGTTATAGGAGTTTTAACTAATTCATAAGTAACTGCGTTTTTCATTTTAGTAATAGTTTCTCTGACATCTTTAACTTCTAATTGTTTTGATTTATAATTTTCATATAACTGTTCGTAACTCTGTCTTTCTACTTCATTTAAATCAATTAAATTCAATAAGTCCATTATGAGGTTCCTCCTTGTAATTGAGGCATTTCTAGATCACCTTGTGTCTGCTCTCCTTGTAGTTCAGGCATACTTAAATAATCGTTTTGTGTTTCTTCATTAACAGGTTGCTGCATACCCATATTTTCAGCTTCTAAAATTAAACTTATTTCTTCAGGTTCGAGTCCTGCAAACGTTAATAAATGTTTTTTGTAAATATCTTTCAACGGAACGTTGTTAGGCATATTTTGTACTGCTACTTGTAATTTTTGGATCATATCCACATCTTTTTGTTGTTTATCTTCAATAGTTAAAATTTCAACTCTGTAACCTTTTTTAGATTTATAATCTTTAGCAGCAATCTCTCTTGTGTAATTTTTAACACCTAACCTTCCTTTTTTACTTACAACTACAGGTAATATATTGTTTTGTTGGCTTTCAATTAATTTGACAAATAAAGTAGCAAACTCTTTCCAATCTGCGTCTATAAATTTTTGTATAGATTTAACTCTATCTTGAGCGTTAGCAAGTGCTAATTGTACTTCTCCTAAAGTAACGGTAGATTTTTCAACTGTTCCGGTCTGAGTAGAAGTAGCTGCTGTCGCTTTTTCTGCTAGTCCTAAAACATATTGAATTTCGTCTAAAGATTCTGATAGATCAGGAATATCAACAGGCATTAAAACTTCTCTTGGATTTCCGGCAACAGGATAAAAACCCCAAGGAACAGGAGTGTATGTTTGAGGAATAAAATTAGGATTTGAAGAATCATAAAAAGTCATTCCAAAGTTTCTTAATTGTCTATTTTCAACTAATTGAGATAACCAAGAATTCGCTATTTTATTAGGAGTTCTAACAATATCACCTGCACCATCACTCCAAAAATCTACCCTTTCAATGTCGGTTGCCCAAGAGGTAAAAGGGAAGTGATTATGCCAAAAATTGTCTTTAGTTTCGCCGAGTAAATCAACTAATCTTGATTTATATAATTTATAATAAGTAGAATCAGCAACTGCAACTATATAAATAAATATCATATTTTTCTTGTATTCTTCACAATATTCATATCTATAAACTTCATTTAATTCAATGTATGTAGCTCCCATAGTAGGGTCATAAGAGTCCTGCACTCCAAGTATTGCCATTCGTCTGTTTCTATCTGTATTCCATTCATAAGTAGAATCTTGAGCAAGAGTAGGGTTTGTTTTTGCATAATAATTTGTTAATTTATCCTTTTCTTCCTGATCATATTCAGGGTTATTTAAAATATCTGTTAAAGTTCTAAAAATTCCGGTTTGTATTAAAATTCTTGCTTTATGAAAATCAGTCGGATCTACAAATCTATCTATTAAAATATCTTTAGGGTCAATTACTTCCATAGTTATCTTCCCTTCTTCCAAGTTTATTTTTTTAAACGATCTTCCAAATAACAAAGCTTGTTTTCTATCTACCTCAGCAATTAATTCTAAATTTTCTCTATCAGTAAATTCTTTCCACATTTCATTAAAATATATTTCTGCTTGTTCATCATTATCTAAATTTTTAAATAAAAGTGCGGGTGTTGTGTCAATTTCTTTCATTATTGTTGCTATTACATATTTCATTAATGGTACATTTACGGACTGTCTTTGAGTTAATCTATTAACTACAACTTTATCTCTATAAAGAGTATAGTTTTCGTCCCATTCATTTAATCTTCGTTCTTTAATTTTAAAAGCAGATTGTTTTTCTTTAATTATTTCTTGTATATTAATGTCTTTAAATACTACTTCTTTTTCCATATTTTAATTGTATGTATCAATTTCATAAAATGCAACAAAAACTTATTCATTATAAAAAAAATACGCAGAATTGCCGTATGTTCTGTCTATATCTTCACTTGTAAGTTGTTCTTTAAATACTTTTAATCTTGGTACATTTTCTTTGTCATAAGGAACTATAAAATCAGGGTTATGCCACCTAAGAAGATTATTAGGTTGCACACAGAAGTTTCCGTCATCTAAAACTATGAATTGATAGCACTTTGAATCTTGGTCATTTGAATATCCAACATTTAACTCGTTGAGATCCCCCTCATAATCGTCAATGGTGAATAAATAAGTGCCACTTCTCCATACTTTATCTCGGCAATGCACATCAACTCGTTTGTTTTGTAGAAATGCGAATGTTGTAACTGCTATGTTATTTGACTGACAATCCCAAGTTTGTAGCAGAGATAGTCTTTTTTCTTCATTCTCTGACAAAATGTCGTAATTTTCGTTATGATAAAATGCAGAAATTGGCATATTCCAAAAGATAGCCCCTATTTCTGATAAGAAATGAAAGTGTAATGGTCTGTTAAGCATTGATTT